GTGTCTGTCCGGTACGTCTGGCAAGTTCTGCCTCTGTCATATTTCCTTTTTTAACACGGCACAAATTTATATATTCTCTTACATCTGTGTGCATAGTATTTCCTCCTTTTCTTTAATAATACATTTATTTTTATATTATGTCAATTTTAAATTTTATAAAATATAAATTTATTTATAAATAATAGTTGACATTATATAAAAAATAGTGTATTATATACTTGTAAACAAAAAAGCCGCTGGATAGCCTGAGAAACTGAACCAGCGGCGCCAATCAAGAGAAAGGCGGATATATTATAACATGTATCTGAAATGGTGAAAAGTATGAGTAAAGAAAAACAAACATTTTTTAATGTAACAAAGGGACAGATTTCTAATTTTTTAAGAGCAGTCGAACATTGTGCTTCTCCTGGTTTTAATTACTGTTATGCCATGCAAAATGTTTATACCAAAGATGCTTGGTTTGTTCCGTGTGAATATGGATATTCTTATGCTGTTTTTGGTTATTGTGCTTTCGAATACTGGATTCTTAAAGAAAATGAAACAGAGGGATACTATCGTATTTCCCGTGAAGAATTAGCTGACAGACTTTGGGAAATGATACAGGAAGACTATCAATAGGGGTGTTAATATGACGTATTCTAAATTATTGGATATATGGTTAGAAGAAAAATCTTTAGAAGTTCGGAGCAGTACAAAATGGAATTATAAATGTACCATAGAGAGTAAATTAAAGCCAGCCTTCGGTAATTATGAAATACAAAAAATCACGAAAGCCATGATACAAAACTATATTTTGGATATATCTGAACACTTCAAAAGGGAAAGTGTTATAAACATTACAAAAGTCTTGTCACAATCTTTTAAATTTGCTGTCCGGGAAAAATTTATAGCAGAAAATCCTTATGTACAAATAAAGATACCAAAAGACCATGATGTTAAAGAAATTAAAATATTTACTAAGGATGAAATGGATGCAATCCTTAATGTACAAGGTTTTAATCCGCAGTATAAAAATATTATAAGTATTGCTTATCGTACAGGCATGCGTATAGGAGAAATCCTTGCGCTAAAATGGGAAGATGTTAATCTTGCTCAGGGTTTTTTAATGGTACGACGTACAGTTTCATATTGTGTAAAAAGCAAAAAGGAGATTTGCCCTCCTAAAACAAGAGCTTCTATTAGGAGAATAGATTTGGATAATACATCCATAGAAATATTGTTATCCGCTAAAAAATACGGGGAATTTGTTTTTTCCAAAAAAGATGGAACCATTTTTAGTAGATGCTGTATTTCTCAGGGTTTTCAAAGAATTTGCAAAGCTGCTAATGTCCCTTACAAGTCATTTCATGCTTTGCGTCATACTCACGCTTCTATTTTGTTGGCTTCCAATGTGCATCCTAAAATTGTACAAGAACGTTTGGGTCATTCCGAAATAAGCACTACCATAGATACATACAGCCATTTAATCCCTGGTATGCAAAAAATTGCCGTTGATATTTTTAACGATTTGTAAATAATTTTCTCCCCGGAAGCAACCGGGGAGATGTTTTTTATTATACTAATGCCCCTCTGTCATTTGTTCTTGCCATGCGTCCGTCACTCAAAAATGCGTACAGCTCATTTCCAATCCACAGCATTTCATCTCTTGCCATGTATCCGCCATCTTTTAACCAGTACCAGGCATCTCCCTCTTTGTACCAGTTGTTTTCCAGCATTGCGCCGTCTGACTGCAAATAAAACCAGTTTCCATTTACATATACCCAGCCGGTCTGCATTGCGCCCCACTTATCCAAGTGATACCAATATCCCTCGATTTTATGCCAGCCTTCTTTGTACATATAACCACTGCCATCAAAGTAATACCAGTTTCCGTTAATCTTTTCCCAGTTGTCTTTAGTGTAACTGCCATCTGCGTGTCTATACCACCATCCTACACTATCCTGCACCCAGCGGTCCGTCTCTCCGTTTACAATAGCCTCAAAGGGAAAATTGGCTCCCGGACAGTTGGTCGGGTTTACATCCTTATGTTTCTGCACTTTGCTAATGCCATACTTGCTTTTAAGATAAGTAATAAGCTCTTTTCCTGCGGAAATCTGCACCTGTCCCATGCGTTCCGTCATAAATGCGCCTTCGAAGCAGATGCCGATACTGTCGGAATTGCATCCGGTAGCGTGTGCTCCTACAGTATTTTCCGGTCTGCCCCTTTCGATTGTGCCATCTTTACGGACAAGAAAATGGTAGCCCATGCCGGCCCATCCACGTTCCTTATGCCAGCGGTGGATATCCTGCGCAGAGCATTTAGACGCATCGGCATTATGTAAAATAATACGTGTTGTTTTGCTTCTTTTACTTAAAGAGCCGAATTTTAAGTTTGTTTCTACAATATTCATATTATTTTCCTTTCTGCCGGCTATTGCGCCGGCGCAACTTATTTATTTTCTTCCACTTCCGGAATTCCAGCTACAGAGTTTGCTACAGATAAGATACCGGACAGGATAGATGCAGATACTACCACTTTCCAGTCCACTGCGCTTAATACTGCTGCTGTTCCTACTGTTGCCACAAAGGTCTGTGCCATTGTTTTTACAGCTCTAATGCCTGCTGCCTTTGCCCATTCTCTTGTGTCTACATTTGCTTTTAATACACAGTTTTTAAACATACTCTTATCCTCCTACTTAAAAATCATTGCTCCAACTGCTCCTGCGGCTACTCCCAATAGCGCAGATACCAGAGTGTCCCAACGTTTTGCTGGTTTTTCTTCCAGGCTGGCCACTTTGGCTGTAAGCTGCACAAGGGTCTTATTCATAAAGCCTACTTCTTTAGTTAATCCCACCATTTCCTGTGCCAACTGGTGTACTACATTAACTACTTCCTCTGCACTGTCCATGCGGTGTTTTAAGGAGCCAATTTCTTTTTTAATCTCTGCAATAGCTACTGCTGTTTCCTGTTCTTCCATGTGTTCTCCTTTCTTTTTTATTTTTGCATAAAAATAAGACCCGTTAAGGTCTTGCTCTAATCTCCATGCTATTCTCCTTTTTTCGAATTAAAAGACAATAAAACAATTTTGCAGCTTAATTCCGTCAGGTGTTGTAAAAGTTACACTTTTATTCATGTAGGGACTTATAGTAAAATCCCCTAAGTTTGTATTTATTTTTATGTCTGTTGTTATATATCTGTTAAATTGAACAGCATAAGTATACCCTCCGGCTTTAAAAGAAACATTGTATATATCCGGCGCAACGTCCGAACCTTTCTCAAATCTGGCTACATGGTTATCGATCGCCCCTAGGTATATTCCCCTAAATCCTCTGCCACTGTATTGTACATTTACTGGCAGCGTTTCAAAGATCGTGGCCTTCTCTTCGATTTCGTATTCATATCTGCTAAATCCTCTTATTATGGAATTTGAAATAGTTGCGGGGCCTACACTGTTTAATTCTCCCCCAACATCACACATATCTAAATATATGCCTTTATCCTTACTTGTAACCGTTATGTTATCTGCTATTTTGGAATCATAACCATACAATTTCCACGTAGTTATCTCCCTGCCTATTTTGAAGTTGTTTGAAATAAGTTTTAATACACCATTGCACGTTATATCGTTTTCACTCACGATATTATAATTTGCTTCCTTTACGAAGTAATTATTTAGCGCTTCACTTATGTTCCTTAATGGATGGTATGACGTCCCCGTAATAAAAATATCCTCTTCCTTATTCTCCGTATCCACATATATGTTTTTGTTTGAATAAAACCCGATTTCCGTATTTCCGTTAAGTGCACCCGTGTCACTGTTTATCCTTGCAATGTAGTTTATATAATCCGCCCATTGGGACGTATATCTCTGGAGCTGCAGGGGAGTCCCTCCGCAATGTGGTGTTATATATAAAAATCCTTTATCGAAACATATATCACCTAAATGTTCATAATGATGCCCGTATCCATCGTATAGCGGTATGTTTAAAATTTCCAGCATTCTGCCGGTTGAAATGGAATATTTAACAATGCTATGCGGGGCAGTATAGCACACATAAAGATTATCTCCGTCCACCCCTATTCCCTGCGTAGACTGTAACTTGAGGTTGTCAAAAGCACCAATCCTGTACGTGCTGCCGTCTGCCGGATCTATGCTGTACAGTACACCATTTTCAAAGCAGTACAATTTGTCGTCGCATGACGCCAGTTTGCTCACTTGTTCTAAAGCATTTACTGTAATCTCACCAACGGCTTTAAAGGTTGCATAATCAATTTTAGCGATAGTATTAACCTTTACATGGTCCCCGTTATTGTTAATATACTCCGATTTTGCCACATAGATTGTATTATCCAATATGCATGCGCTATTGGCATGCATTAGCCCGGATAATGTTATACGTCTGACCACATAAGGTTGTCTTTCTGTTTTAATATTTATCTCCACCACTTCCACAAGTGTATCAATTCCATATCTGTATAGGGGATTTATAAAAACAACAATATTTCCATTCGGCGCAATCAATATCCCTTCCATCTCGGCAGGGTTTGTATTTGGATTAAATTCATCGTCTACGCATGTTCTATAGAGGGTCGCCACATATTCAGCATCACAGGATCGTGTTTTTGCAGATAATACGCCTGCGTTGATTTTTTCTTCCAGTTCCCCTATTTTTGTAAGCAGCTGTTCAATCAGTGTTTCCTGCTGTGCCTCAGTGTCATCATCAAATTTCATGCATTTTCCGGCTCTTACCGTTTCCGTAAAGCTTACAAGTGCTTTATTATTATCCACAATCCTAATCTGTATAGCATTTAATCCCTCTGCAAAAAATTCTTTTGTTGGGCAGAAAGAAATTACATTATCCAGTACATCTGCAAGTATTTTATCCAGCTTTCCGTCTGGTTTTAAAATATATACAACCGCCGCTGCTGTTGCCGGCACAGTAAAATCCATTATATGGTACTCTATCGGCACCATATCCGTGCCAATATTGTAGTCGATTATATCTTTTAAAGTATCCCTTAATACGTATATCTGTCTTTTAATTGCTTCCATATTCTTTTTTCTGTTTCCTCCTTATGCCGGTATAAATCTTACAATATACAGTCCTTCCGGTTCTGGTGGAATAATTCCACCGCCGCCTTTATATCGAAGTACCAAATCCCACGGATAACTATAAAAATTGGCTTCGTACACTTCCGTTCCCGTCTGGTCTCCTGTCTCCGGGTGTCCCCTGCTGGAAGAAGCATGTACAATTCTTCCATTGCCTAAATACATGGCAGTATGATGTGTCGTATTCAGAAATACATCTCCACGCTGTGCCCCGTCTCCGTTCACAAGGTTTACATCATCTGCAATGGTAAATCCTGCCGCCGTAAAATACTGCTCCATATTTCCGGTGTAAACTCCCGTGCCGCCTCCGATGTTCACCCCTGCCTTTCGATATGCCTGTGTAACAAAGGAAGAACAGTCGTAATCAGGTCCCCATCGGTTTTGCTGGCTATATCCGTGGCTATTATCCGCTGCGGTATCGCAAGCCCACTTGATGGCCTTTTCGATTACTTCTGCACCGGAGAATTGTTCCAGATAGTTGTACCACTTTCTTGCACATTGTCTTCTTTCCGCTTCTACCTCCACGCCAGCACGCTCAAAATTCTTTAAAAATGCGCTTGCCAGATATTCCGGACTTTCCTTGCTTGTCCGAAACTGTTCGAATGAAATTGGATAGGCGGATGTTTTAATCCATTGTCCGGAAGAAACGGTTAAATTCTGTATCCAATAGAGTTGCCCGTCCGGATTGTTAATGCTGTATCCGTTTGCTTTTGCCCAGTTGGTGTAATTTGTTGCCGGAGTCCACTGTACAAGTCCGAAGCCTCCTTTATAGTTACCTTCCTGCAAACTCTGCCATAGCCCCGGGTTAATGTTGGACTCTTTTTCCATATTTCCCAAGATGCCGCCTATGGCATTTAAGGACCAGCCCATCTTTGCAAAGTATTTATGCACTTCTATGGCATTTCCCTGCATCTGCGCTTCTGTCAGGTACTTATTCCCTATCGTCCATGCCATTAAAATGCACCTTCTTTCGTATTTCCACCTACAACTATGCCATTTACCAACTCTACAAATGTTCCATCAGAAAATTCTATTCTTCCAGTTTTTGCAAGCTTTCCATATCCCATATACATTTTATTTGCAGTAATAGCAAACTTATTTACAGAAACGCCGCACATATCTCCATCACGTTCTACCCAAAATCCTCCGTACGGAAACTCATTTGGTTCTCCTCCTGCAAAAATTGTGGTATCTTGCCATCCGCTGGGAATGTCATCCGGATTATCTGGCAAACTTCCGCAAATATGAATACTTGCGTTAATTTCTCCATTTACTCCTAATATCTCAAGATTTCCGTCATTAAATCGAAATCCTCTTGCCATTCTTCCTTCTTTATTTGTTTCAATCAAGAGCTGTGCCGCATTTATCAACCCTTCGTTCAAATCAAACTTAAAGCCGTTCACTCCCTCCTCATAGTTTTTAGACATCAACACACCGCCACGGATGCGGTCCGCAACCATTGTTCCTGCCACAATTAAATCTGCAAAAAAGCCTTGTCCTGTTCCAAAAGTTTTCCAGTCCCAATCCCTGCCATCAGCAGTGCGTTTACCGGCAATCTGAAATCCCATTGTCCCCAAACACAGAGCTCCGTATGTAGGTGATTTTTCATCTAAATCCTCAAACAGCACAGCTCTTACATTGCTTTTTCTTGCAGCGCTGCTCTGCGCCCGCATCTGCGCTTTTACTCCGTCTATCAGACCTTGTATTTGCTCCCCTACTACGGTTCCGTCCGGTCTGATTGCGCCATCTATGCGGTTTACCATGCTTGTTACATTATTAAAGTAATTGTATTGGTAATCTCCTAATACTATCTGTGTGATTTTTCCTGCCAAACAGTCGTATTCCAATTCAATTACCCTTGCGTCAGTGACAATCCCTAACTTGCTGTGCTTGCAATGCACAACATCTCCCAATCCTACCGTTTCCAACCCCTTATATTCTTCATACTCTTTCACATTCTGAAGAAGTACCAATTCTACGGAAATGGAAATCTTTGGTTTGTCAATGCCAAGGGCGTATTGCTGTCGGCATTTTTCTTCTAAGGCTTTATCTAGTTCCTCCTGTGTATCACAGATGATTACTCCGTTTTCTTCATCATCTTCCGATGCGTCCTGTCGCATTTTTACATCGTCAAATGTTATGGTGGCAATCTTTACCGTAGGATACTTATCAATTAGCTCAGAGTCCACAGGAACGGAGCTTTTATACCCGTTGTAGGCTTTTGGGAAAATCCTTGTTACAACTTCCCTTGTGTCAACTTCTTCCTGTACTCCGTCTTTTTTTATATTTTTCCCGTAAAGTACCTGTACTCCGTAATCATTTCCCTGTCTTTTATTCACAATTACTTCGTAATTATTAAAAAGGATTTCTCCGCCCCAGCGGTTTATAAAAGAATTATCATCGTTGCCGTTTAAAGCTTCGATAAAATTTTTATATTCGTAATAGGCAGTGCTTCTCGCTGTAATGTCCGACTTTGCGCTGTATTTCCCATTTGGGGCAAGCATAAGGTCAAGGGCTTCCTGCCCTGTTTTGTCTGTTGGGCGGATATCCTGCAAGAAACAGTCTTCTTTCGCATCCATAAAAATAGGCTCTGTATAAGCAGTCACCCCTGTTTCTGTTTTCTCCTTCCGTTTTATACGGAATAACTGCTCCCCATTAAAAGACGGCACTTTTACTACAGCTTCTTCTGTAATATATTTCCATCTGCCTTCTCCGTCTATTGGGTGTTGTAGCTCTAAAATCCATGCTCCGTTTAATGTAGCGTGCACAAGTGCTTTTTCTGGAAGTAAAGGCATATCTCCATTTGCTTTAAAATTCGTGTTCTCTGGCTTATAAATCTGTATCATCACAAGCACCTCCAATTTGGTTTTACTCGCATAACAAAACCGGGAGAAACAGAAATCCTGTTCCTTCCCGGCTTCAAATATAATTCCTCATATTCTCCTGTTATTTTCGTGTTACCCAGAGTGCCATCTTCTCTGTATGCAAGCATACGCTCTGTATCTATAATAAGATTTCCGCTTACGTTTACTTCCATATCCTTCCCGTTTACATTTATTACGCACAACCCTTCTCCCTGTACATAATACACAGGTTTGCATAATAAATATGGATTTTGCTCCGCTTCTTCACTCTTCATTTTCACTTTTCCATTTCTTAGATAAGTGTATGGCTCGCACGTAAGGTTTGCAGTTAGGTTTCCTATTCTCCTTGTAGTATGCTCAATTTCCCCTAGTTCTACTTTTTTTACTTTATAAAAAAACGCTGCATCATCTTCAAATATCAGTTCTCTGTTCATGCTCTCTAGCAGCCAATTTTTTATCTGTCTTACCCTGTCATGCCACTTTGCATCTTTAATAATAAAGTTTAATTCTAATGTAATAACTATATCTTCATATCCATTTTCTTCCAGGTATTTCCCATCTTTTCCAGATACTTCTACCTCATTATATCGTTTCTGAGGTACTGGGATATTTGGGAATGTCTTCATATACACTCGGAATTCCGATGCTTTTCTATTGTTGTATTCAAAATCACTCATGCTAATCCCATTGCCCTCATTCTTTCTTTCTGCCCATTTCCGATTATTTTCGTAACTTCATTTGCCAACACTTTTGTTAATTTTCCATCTCCTATGTAGACATTTACATCCGGAGATATATCTAATGTTTTTAAAGCTTCTATAAATGCGGATACGAGATTTTTATTATTCAAATTGTTTTCTTCTCTGATGTATTCTTTTAACAGCCTAATAGGTAGTACCGCCTCTGGTCCAGCTTCTCCACCGCCCATAAGCTCGCCACCATTTTGACCGAACAACGTAGGTCTGTTTAAGATACCGCCCTTTGCGTACCATTTTACAGATAATTTCGGAACTCTCGGAGGTGCTAAGCTGAAATCTCCTGAAATTTTTAAATGTGGAAGCTTGATATCTAGCCATTTAAAAGAAAAGAAATCTCCTATTCCCTTACCTAAACCTTTAAAAAACTCCAAGATATCCTCTCCCGTTTCTTTAAAATCTTTTCCGAGACCTTTAAAGAAATCTGCTGCATCTTTGAAGAACTTATCTACTCCATTTCGAAACCACTCGCACTTGTTGTATGCAGTAACAAAAGCACCTATCAGCAGCCCAATAACAGTAATAATTGCTCCGATAGGATTTGCTGCCATAATTGCCCATAAAGCTTTTGCTCCAACTCCCACCAATTTAAAAATGTTCACTACGCTCGGACCGCCTTTTACAATCAATCCTATTAGGGACTGTGAACCACCTATAATCTTGCTTATTCCCCCGAAAACACTTCCAAATACCACTAGAAGCGGTCCAATAGCAGCTATTACTAACCCTATTGTTACGATTGTTTTTTTCTGGTCCTCGTCTAAGCTTCTAAACCATTCAGAAAACTCTTTTACTCCACTTGCAGCTTCCTGTAGAATAGGAGCTAATGTTTCTATCAGTACTCCTCCTAAGTCTGCTCCTGCAAGTTTCAGGTCGTTCATAGTTGTTTTCCACTGGTCCCATGGGTCTTGCTGTTCTTCAAAAGTCTGCGAAACAATTCCTGTGCTATCTTGTACCAATTGCAGAAAATCTTGATATTCAAATCTGCCGCCTTTTATTGCATCTGCTAAGTCCGGCCCTGCTTTTTGCCCGAAAACTTCGATTGCTTTCGATGTTGCTGTTGCTATGTCAGGTGTACTTTCGATTTCTTTTAAAGTTTTTTTAAATTCTTCTGTTGCATTCTTGCCTTCTTTACCCCAGGTTCCGATCGCTTTTTTCATTCCTGAAAATGCAATTTCTGTATTTACACCAGCTTTTTCCCATCCTGCAAAAATTGCAATGCTTTCATCTGTAGTCAGTCCCAGCGCTCGCATCGGTGCTCCGTATTTCGCTAAGTTTTCCGTAAGTGTTTCTATTGCCACTCCAGATGCTTGCCCTGCAATAGTAAGCTTATCTAATATTTCTCCCGTTTGTTCTGTTGGTATCCCTGCATCTCCCATGGCTCTTGAAACCAACCTTATAGAGTTGTTTACATCCGCACCATTGATTTCTGCAAATTGCAAGAATTTCTTTGTTAAGTCTTCCAGTTCATTGCCCGTGCTTCCAAATCTTGTGTTGATTTCTCCTACTGCCGTTCCTACATCCTGCATTTCAACCGGCATACTTCCGAATACGCTATCTGCAACATCATTAAGTCCTTGTAAGGTTTCTCCTGTCGCTCCTGTTTTTGCGATAATTGTATCATAGCCTTCATCAAGCTCCATTGCCGCTTTAACTCCTGCTGCCCCTATGCCGATAATCGGAGTCGTTACTCCTACCGTCATTTTCTTTCCGGCATCTGTCATTTTAGAGCCTAATTTTTCAACTTTCCCGGCAAATTCTTCTATCTGTGCAGCTCCGGTTTTAAGTTTTTCATTGACTTCTTCCAGTCCTCTTCTATAGTTGTTCAAGGATGTTTCCGCAGTATTTAACTGAGCACGCTTTTTCTGTATAGCAGCTTCGTCACGTTCTTCTGCATTTTCTAAGTCATTTAACTCTTCTCGCAGAAGTCGGACTTTCCTGTTGTAGTCTTCTGTTTGTTTTCCCAGATATTCCTGACTTGCTTTTAATTTTTCTACCGCTTTCGTGCTTTCGTCCCATGTGGACTTTGCAAGCTTAAACTCTGTCCTGTTTTCCTGTATGGATGCATTCACATCTTTTAAGCTTTTTCGAAAATCTGCAGTTCCGTCTGCTTTAAACACTAATCCAACTCTTTGTAAGCTATCTGCCGTGCATCATCACCTCACTTATTCTGCGTTCCTGATATTTTTCATAGCAGGCATTAAACAAAAAAGGGTCTGCCTTCCAAAATTCTTCTTCGGACATCCCCATTTCCATTGCTGCTACAAGATATTCGCTCCAATCGCAATCCATTATTTTGGCATCGGCTTCCCAGTCTTCGCCGCTTTTTTTTTAGCGTATTTTTCATAATTTTCCTGAAACCCTTTTAAAAGTGTCTTTAACTCTTCCGGATTAGGAGGCATAAGTGCTAACGCTTCATCAAACGTAACGCTTCTGCCATTAGAGCGCAGTATTGCGTAAATAATATCTGCACAAGCATCCATATTTTCGCTATCTGTCATTTTTTTTGGAGCTTTTTCAATTTTCTTTGCCAGTCTATTAAAGCCTCTTGTTTTCTGCAAATAATACAAGGTACCGAAATTAACTTTAATGTCAAGCCTTGTTCCGTCTGTTAAATCTATAAAATGTTCTGTCATTTCAACCTCCTGCTCCTGCTGCTGTTTTTAATTCTTCCTTTGTTAAAATCGGCTTCGCAAAGAACTTATCCTCTGTAAGTCCTGCCGGGAAAGATGTCATGGTGGAGTCTACCATTGCTTTTACATTTCCTGCATCGTTAAATGGGTAAGCTTTAATTGTTACTGTATCTGTCTGCTCGGAGAATTTTTCTTCGCTTGTATTTGCATTGTCTGAATTTTCCGCAAGTTTGCATTTTGGATACCATTCATAGCGAACCTTTCCACCTCGCATAATTACCACTTTTCCGTAAGCAAAATAAGGGCGGATACCTTTTCCACCAGACAGTACCAGACCGCCCTCGTCCACGACATCTCCTCTCATTTTCGCAAGAGTTTCTGTCACAAAAGCAATATTTTCTACCTCAATATCTACTCCGCTTACTGTTTCATCAGTATCATAGACTTTTCCGCTCGCATAAACAGAAGTAGACTCTCCATTTTCTGTCACTTTTACGCTTTTTACAGTTTCTGTTTTTTCTACTTCCGATTCAAAAGTTCCATCCCATTCCTCTTTTGCTGTTGCAAAGCAAATATACTGTGCGCCTACTGTTTCTTTAATCGGTGGTTTTTTAGATGTAATACTCATATTTACCTCCTAAATATAGCGTTTTTCATAATTTCATAATATTTATTCTTGTTTTTCTCAAAGGTAGTTTTGATATGTGGAACTCCTTTCATCTTAGTAGTTCCAGTCTCTACCATTGGTCCGTAATATTTCCCCCAGCCAATTTCTACATCCTTATTAGTTCGTTTGTGGGTTACTGTATCTAATAGGTGTGTGTATCCGGACTTCGCAATTTGTGACCGTGGTTTTGGCAATTTCCTTACATCCTCTGCCAGTTTTTCCGCACCTTTTTCCAGCCCATTTAAAACAATTTCGTCTTTTAAATCATATTCACTTAGGATTTTTTGTAGCGCATCAAAACCTTCATCCTCATAGAAATCATTCATCAATTTCCTCCACTACGTCCAATGCGAAATATGTGTGCCATGTTTTTGCAAAAACTTCATCTTTCTCCACATATTCGTGCTGGAACGCTGGGTGTAATCCCAATTCCCGAAGTTTTTTTCTAAGTTCTTTGTATTTTTCGTGCTGTGGCGTTCTTGCATAGAAGGAAACTTGATATGTGACAATGTTCTGATACCCTTCTCCAGATGCTGTTTCGTCTTGCTCATAATACGGCCAGTATACAATTCGGGGGTATTTGTTTGTGTTTACGTCACTGGAAATCCCTTCATTGACCGGAATGCCTGTGCTATGCAAGATTTCGCTTAATTCTTTTTTAGTCATAATATTTCAATTTCCCTTTCTGGCCTTATAAGAGTAAGCTCCGTTTCCGGAAAACCATCCTTACTGGTAATATGTGCCGCATTGTAAACAAGGTGTTGCTCTCCATCTATTAAGCATACACATCTACTATCAATTTTCTTATACTGCGGTATCCTGATTTTCGCAGTAATTTCTTTTCCTCCCTGATCAAATTCATATCGCAACTTGTCAAATACGGAAATTTCTCTGTAACAGATGTGTAATCCTGTTTTTTCGAGTGTTTCAACCGGATAATCTCCGGCCATGTCATTTTTTATTCTGCATAACTCAAAGCATCCGTCTGTATATTCCGGTAATTTAGTCATGCTACACCTCACTTCCTAATTGCCAGCTTACAATTAGATTTCTGTAATTTTCTTCCCATTCGTGGAGTCTATGATGGTATGCGTAATAGATATAATTTTTCAGTAAGCTTCTGTATGTACAATCTTTTTCCAGATTTGCTTTTGGATTAAGGTATGTCAGTCGTGCTTGTCCTTCTTTTGCATAATTCATAAGCCCTTCATCAGGAAAAAAAGGCGGAATTTGAAATTCACGCCTCACTTCGTAAACAATCTTTTCTAATTCCGCCATATTTTATCAGCCTCCCGCACCAGGAGCAGTAACCTGATTAACAGGAAGGACATATTCCTCTAACTTTGTAATGTCAAATACTACCGCACAGTTATCATCGTCCGCTCTTCCATTTGCATAACATTTTCCAATCACGAGATTTGCGTCTTCCATAGCTTTTGTCTGGTCATATTCATCAAATCTCACACCGGAAATTCCCATGGTGTAAACACCTTTTAATGTAAAGATACCGGTTCCTTTCGGACAGTTTGCATCTACGTGCTTTACAATCGGCATAAAGGATGTATTTCTGTATCCTCCTGTAAGCGCTTCGCCATACATACAAGGGTCTACAAATTCTGCCTCATCCAGAGGGTTGCAGATAAGATGTAATTCTGTCACTTTTCTCTTTCCATTATTTGACAGAGTTTTTCTTACTTCCATCAAGCCTTTTGGAGAGAATTTTTTAATTGTTGTCAGCTTTGTTTTCACCTGTGCAGTTCCGGTAGATGTAAAAGTCTCCAATTTCTTTGTAATTCCTACCGGTCCTGTCTTTCCATCTCCGTTTAAATATCCATCTACTAATCCATCCTGCATTGCCTCGGCAAGAATAGCTCTGAAATATTTATCCACAAACGGAAGTGCTAAGTCGCGGATTGCCTTTGGAATTACCATAAATACAGTTAATTTATGCTGCTCTAAGTCAATCCCTTTAATGGTAGCAGATAACTCCCCTGTAATTGCAGCGGTTAAATCTGTTCCCCACACAGCTTTTCCAGTATGTTCCCCCGTAATCCAATGTTTTACATCTGCCGGCGCAAAGTTTACAAGAGTTAAAATGTCACTTGCTGTTTTTACATCTTCCAGCGTTCTTTCAATAATGGAAGTTGGCAGGATATCAATCTGTTTTGCTGTAATCGCCTGGTATACGCCCTCTTTTACTTTTCCGTAAAATTCATTTTCTTCTTTGCTCAAGGTATGCAAACCAAGGGATTTTCTGTAATTTTCATCTGCTGCCGCTTTGGCATTCTGTTCTACCAATTCTTTAATCAATGTGTCATGTTTTGCATTGATAATCATTTCCGCTGCTTCATAGATAGCGGCGCTCTTGTCTTCTGCACCATCCAATAATTCTTTTACTTTCTGCTGCAATTCTTTATTTCCATCAATAATCATTTTTTACCTCCATCAAAAAAAGCACCCCAACCGGTGCTTGCTTTTGGTTCTTCTTTTTTTAATAATTCTACAACTTTTTTTGCAATTTCTTCTGCATCGAATGTTTCCTGCTGCGCAGCTACCGGAACATTCAGAATTCTATTTCGAATGTTCATCTGTGCGGACTGATTTGCCCCATCTTCTTTTTCTTCGTAAATGCTTGTGGCAAATCCATATTCTACAGCTTTATCTGCATCAATCCATGTTTCTTCATCCAGCATCTTTTTCACTTCGTCTTCTGTAATACTTACACGGTTCATGTAGGCTTTCACAGATGCCTGTGTAATAGTGTCTAAATCGTCTGCCTGTTTGCGAAGCTCCGCTGCATTTCCCTGTCCGTAAGTCCATGCGTTATGTATCATCAAAAGCGATGCACCATTCATGACTCTTTCATCTCCGGCCATGAAAATGACGGATGCTGCGGAACAGGCAAATCCATCGCAGTAAGTAATTACTTTCGCTTTACTGTTCTTCAATACATTATAGATTGCCAAGCCTTCCGAAACCGCACCACCATTGGAATTGATATGCACTTCAATTTCATCTGCATCCAATTCAGACAGCTCTTTTACAATGCCGTAAGCATCTTTGTCTTTTTCTCTCCACGGATAATTAGTGATTGTTCCGAAAATGTACAGTTCTGCTTTTCTGTCTTTCTTTTCTAAAGCGTAATACTTCACTCTTTTTTCTCCTTTCTTAGTTTTACTATTTAACCCATAGTTGGGAGATATGCGGATCACCTCCTCATGTGCTGTTTTTTTCTGTGGTTAAGTCATTTGTGTAGTTCTTCGTCACAACTCTCTGCGTAGAAAACTCTGTTCCCAGTTCCTCCCAGCCTACCATTCTAAAGATTTCGTCTAAGCTGAAACCGATTGCTCTAAGCTTATCCAGATTGGCAGCGCTTTCAATAATATCTACATGCTTATATCCGGACATATCAATCCAAATCTTCTCACCCTTCAGGTAATCAGCTTGTCCTACTAACTTTGCATTTAAAGAGTCATTTATTACTTCTACTACCCAGCTTACTGCGTATGTGATAAATTCATTTGTGCTGTCGGCTTTTTCTGTAATCTCTCCCAGAAATACAGCTTTCGGTATATCAAACGCAAGAGCGCACTCCACAAAGATTTCGTGCGCAATTTTCGTGAGGTCTTCTGTACTTACATTGTTTGTTATTTTTAATTCTCCAACTGAAAGCGTATCTTGATTTGAAATAATTTCTACTTTGTCAGATGTTAAAAGCTTTTTAATCTTATTCTTGTACTCATCCTCTGTTACTATTTTTTCTGTTCCGTCAGGGTTCTTTGTTCTCATTATTTGCTGTACGCCCTGTGTTCTTAATTCAAATTTCGGGGTACTGGCAATTCTCTTCGCTTCACTTAAAGCGTTTAAAATCTTGTCATATTGTCCTAGCGCTTTTTGCAGATACGTTTTAATCTTTTCATTTCTGGCTCTGAGATGCATGACTTCATTTGCGTATAACGCCTTATCTATCGGCATACTATTTCCGTTCGATGTGATTGTAATGTTAGTATATTTCTGTCTAAGCATCACAGATGTATCTACATTCCATGTGTCGGCAATATAAAGGCTTTTTCCTATTCTGCATATTACACATTCTGTTTCTGTAAGCAGTTTTTTAACTACTTCTATCCAGAAATCTGTTGCTGTTTCGTTCTCATTCGCTTTTACGTTCAGCATATAGTAGATATCATCTTTTACTCTTCCGTTTTTTCTCTGTACAACAAATTCACTTTTCGCCACAGCTTTTGCAATCATGTTTACCGCTTTTTCGATTGCCAGCTTTGATATCTGCAGCTCCGTAATGTCAGCCGATATACTCTCCATAACATTCTCTATTTTTCCTTTTTTTATCCACGTAAAATCAAACATATACTATCACCTCCTTTATTAAATCTTTTGAATACATGGCAGCTACAAAAGCCATGAAACCATCATTTTTTCTTAGCTTCGGCTCTATTTTCCCATATTGTTTATTTCCATATTTATCTGTAATAACCTGTGTGTTATTGGTGTACCACCTCATAATTGCAGATGGTCCATAAATAATTTTATTTTCCGAAAACAACTTTTCGATTTCCGGCGCAATAATTCCGCATACGGAACCCAATTTTCTTATTAAACGCACTGTTCCGTATTGATTTTGCCGTGTTTCTTCTTGGAGGCCGTAAGACTCAAAAAGAAAACGAAACATAGTATAGCGATATGTATCCATGGTAATTTTAACAACAACATATTCTTGCATTTTCTCTACACACCATTTCACAATTTCTTCAGGTGGGATTACAGGTCCTTGCACTACTTCATAATCCATAAATTCCGGTTGTCCGTAATTTTTCTCAATCGGAAATTTGATAGAATTTAAAAACGGAGACTCTGCGCATATCCATGTATGCTGCATCCAGATGTATTCTCCATCTTTTTCCGTTAATATTCCGGCAGAAGCAAAGTCCCTAACATCCGCATAGTCAATTCCAATAATTGCAAGCTTCCCTTTTGTATCCGGCACTTCTCTCGGTATCTTTCTTTTAATATCGGAATAGCAGCACCGCAGAATATTGTCCCAGCTCGCTACTGTCTGCTCCTCATTTCTTGCCGGCAAGTTCATTCGTTTCGTCATGAACTCTGGTCTCTTGCTCGGCAATTCTTTCATTTCCAGATAGTCTGCGTGGATTTGGTTTGCCAAAATCGGCATATATTCCATAGATGGGTTTGCTTTATGCCATGCGTCCGGGTTGTCTACTTCTTCTTCTGTATCAATTTTACAGATAAATGGGAAGTACCCTAACGGATTTTCTCCTGTTTCCAATATCTTTCGCAAAAGGACTAAAAGCTCATCTAGCGGACCTTCTCTTACATATCCATTCGTGGTAATGATAAATTCTCTTGGATGTTTTACTTTTCCCAGGGCAGACTCAAATACATTTATCTGTTCATAATTTTCATAAGCGTGGATTTCATTTAATACTAAGCATCCCGGTCTCTTTCCATCTTTTGTACTGGCGTTTGATGTATTGTATTTTAATTCAGATCCGGTAGCAAGATTTGTAATTAACTCTTTTGTGACTTTGAATTTCCCTTTCATGGACGGAATATCCATAGCGTCATAAGCCACTTTAAAAGTATCTTTCACCTGTTGTTCGGAATTTGCCACAATTTCTACGTGATAATTTTTCACTCCATATAGCGGTGTCTGTAAAAAGTTCACCAGCGGAACTATGAAGCCATCTTTTCCGTTTCCTCTCCCCATCATAATAAAAAATTTGGGGAAAATAGGAATATCTTCTTTGTACATAAATGCAAAAGCATATATAAATTTCTGATACGGAAACAGTTTATAATAATGTTTTTCGCAGTATTTTAAGCAGTTTTTATAGGTTTTTTCATCAAAAAAAACATCATTTCGCCTCATTGTAGGCAAAACAATGTTCTCAATTAAAAGCTTTCTTTCCTCGTTTATCCACGCTGGATGCTCTTCTGCATATCTAAGATATTCTGCAATTTCTTTGCAAATAATCATTACAGATAATCATCCTCCACAGAGGACTCGCTTAAAGGTTCTTTTAAATTCAAATCATTTAAAATCTTAAGCATGGCGGTAGTGATTTTAGGCAGATTTACTACGGACTCGTTGGCTTTTTCCACTTCAATTCCATTTCCGTTAATTGTCTTATAGCGTAGTCCTTTTTTATTTATATCCGTGGTCAATTTCTTTTTTAAGTTCCAATACGTCATATAGTCATTTACTAAATCTTCGTAAAACTCTGATGTTTTATTTTGTAATCTTAACTGCTCCAGTAAGGATGCTTTTACTTGTTTCTGTGTCACTGTGCCACCCCCCTTGTTCTTAAATATGCTAGCCCCTTTCACGTGCGCGCGGAAATTTCTCCAGAGTCGTGGCCACATCCCCGTTCTCCATTTTTTTATTTTTCACTGAGAATTAGGCCGGGGGGTGTTACCACTTTTCTTCTGTCAATCTTTTCTTTCTTTTCACAAACCTATGTGGATTTCTTCCATGTCTGATGTTATGGCACTGTGTACATAAGCTAATTAGGTTCTCGTCCACCAGTGCCAGTTCCGGATGTTCTTTTAACTCTTTTATGTGGTGCACTTCATGCGCTGGTCTTATTATTCTATCTTCTCCATGTAAGACAATTCCTTTTTTCATTGCTTCTGCAAGTCTTCTTCTACAGTCTTGGCATTCATGGAAGTCTCTGTTTAATATTTGCTCCCTCTTACTCTTCCATTCTGCTGTATTGTAAAAGTGCTTTACTTCTTTATCTGTCATATTTCCTCCTACATAATAAAAGCATCCGTTTCCAGATGCTTTCTTGCTGATGTGATTGCCGCAGTCAGCTGGTTTATATTTTTTCTCTACAACTCGGCGATACTGGAATCGAACCAGTGACTTGCTGTGTATAAGACAGGTGCTCTACCAACTGCGCTAATCGCCGTTTGGCAGCAAGGACTTGCCGTACTGCTGCCATTGTGCTTAAAAATATAAGGTTAGGGAGAAGACGGTCTTCGCAAGTCTCTCTATAAGAGTCATCTTGCAGGCGTTACCGTCTGAACCTGATACAGCAGCAAAGCTATGACACCCTGCTGCCGTTCTACATTGTTCAAAGGAGTGTTATGTCTCTTTCAGATTTACCACATATACACTATATCATACACCGAATGTGAATTACTAGGAACTCTTTATATTGTAAAATTACTTAGTGCCCTGCCATGTATCTTTATAATATTCCTGTACGTGTACTCCATTTTTATTGCTATTTCTTCCCACTTCATTCCTCTCAGATACCGGTATGTAAGCACATCTTTCTCGTTTTCATCTTCCATTCTCTCTATCCGGTTTCTGA